TGCTTTCTGCAATCTTTGTGTAACTGGTATTCTTTTTACTGTAGTACCAGATACTCTATAACCTTTTACTGCTGATCGTCTTACATTACGTTGGACAATGATTCTACCTTTTGCATCTCTTCGTATTCTTCTACGAATCTTTTGTATTCTTCCTTGTCTTACAATATTACCTTCATCGAGAATTTCTAGATCATCACCGTATATATCTGCCGATATCTCACGGCGCTTCTCTTCTAATCTTTTAGAAATTCTTTCGCTTAATTGAGCAAAAAACAATTCTTTTGCTTCAACTAACTTATTCTGCATTACTAAATCTACAAATCTCATTTCGCTTTACTAAATGCAAAAGATGCAGCTTTTTCAAAATGAGCTGGAGACTTATGTACCATATCAGCAAACTTTTTCTTATTTTCATCATTCAATGCTTTATGCACTTGAGTGATTGCTGATGCAGTATAGTGATCTACTTTTCTTGTTTCGCCAGAAGCAAACTTAACGCTCTGTGCAGATTTGCCTGCAACAATTTTATGAAGAGTATCCATAACTGCTTCTTCAATATACTCTTCAGATTGAACAAATCCTGTTTCACCTTCATTGAATGGAATAGCAAAATCTCTATTCAATCGGTCACTGTGGTAAATAGCAACACGCATTCCATTTGGGTATAAACGAATTGCAGTTCTCTTCAGCAAAACTACAAAAGGTGGATCAGAAGACAAAGATTCACCAATCAGTATTTCTTCTTTGACTTCTTCTTTTTCTTCATCATCGAAATGTATACGATGAGCTTTTACTTTTTTACCAGATTTACTAAGTTTATAGTCTGATGTATCGTGAATACTTTCACTGACTGCTTTTTTAGTTTGTCTGAATACTTGTGGATTGTTGGTAATTAAATCCACCATTTTATTAAATAAATTTTGTATGATCTGTTTATCAGCATTCGTGAAAGATGGGCGATCTTCTTCCATCTTTGCTAAAATCTGATGTAATCTTTGTATCTGAGCTTTGTTGCCTAACCCAGCACGGACTAAGGCATCAAATTTGCTATAGTCTTTTTTTTCTTCTAGAATGACTTTAAATTCTTGTAGTGATTTCATTCTTCTTTTTCTGTTTCTGAGTTTTCTTCTGATGATTGATCATCTGAAGTAATTTCTTCACCCTCTTGTCTTCCGTTGAATAATGTAGATGCTACTTCTTGTTTTTTTGCTTCGAGAGCTTCCATAGCTCTAGTAGATAGTAATTCTGCAAATGCATCTTTAGCTTCTGAACTTTGACCAGCAGCTAACATATCCAAAAATTGTCTTGCGTCCATAATTAACTCCTTATCTTGTATTTATTACCCGACTAAATCTTTTAACTACTGAGTCTAGTTCAGGTGTATCAGACTCTTCGGTGCCTCTTTCAATTGTATTATCAACAGGTTCTACTTCTTGCGGTTGCTCTTGTGATTGATCTATTGGTTGACCATTCGCATCCATAGCTTCAGGTTGTGGATCAGAATCCATTTGCTTCTGCATTTCTTTAATATCATCATCGGTTAATTGCAGAACATTTTTCTTTACCCACTCTTGCGAGAAATATCTACCAACGTATGGGTCGATTTGCCCTAATAACTGTATTCTGTTTTGCCACAATTCTGCATCACGGAGTTCAGTGAAATTGTTATCTTTCTTATACTCGAAATAGATAGCATCTCTAAACTCTGCCCATTCTTCTTTTGTACAGATACCTTTTAATACTAATTGGGTTTCGAGGGCTTCATCGAATATTCTTGAAAACTTATTACGAATTTTGGTAATGAATTTATTGAACTTAAGTTCATCACGAGTAACTTCTGTTGTTCTACCAAGCCCAACTAATCCACCAGACTGAGCTTCGAGTCTTGAATAAGGAACATTCATTGATTGAAATAATTTTTTCTGAAAATACAAAACATCATCCATCTGACCGAGATTTTGCCCAGCAGGTAATGTTGTGATCTCAGTACCTTTACCGCCTTCGCGTCTTGGTAACCAAAAGTCTTCAAGCATTGATAGATGTTTACGATCATCACGAAGTTCACCTGTACTTGCATCGTAAACCATTTTGTTACGATACTTAATCATGATATCTCGAATGTACTGTTCAGCTTTACCTTTTGGTAAGTTACCTACGTCAATGTAGAAAACTCTTCTCTCTGGTGCTCTACTAATACGATAAATTACTGTAGCATCTTCAATCATTCGCAATTGATTGAGTGGCTTGATTGCTTTATGTAAGAATGAAATAACAAAAGTATTTTTTGCATCCATCAATCCAGAATTTACATTGATGATTGCTTCTGGTGCAATTCGTAAACCTTGATTTGCTGCTGCTGTAAATGACTGTGTTGTAGTGCCGCGATCATTGTAGATATAATATTCTGCAATCGCTTTAATAACATCTGCACCCGTTCTCGGATCTCTTCCCTTTTGTATCTCACGAACTTTACGTATCTTTCTTGGATCAATATAACGAAGTTCTTTGATACCCTCTTTGGGGTTTGCTTCGTTTACAATCACATGATAGTAGATTCTTCCGTCTATGTACCAACGGCGAAATATATCATCAGCGAGATTTGAAAAGTTCAACATCTTAAGAATAGTGTCAAACTCTTCACGGATCTTTTTCTTGATCGACTCTGGTTGTTTCAAGTCATCAAGTACGATATCGACTACTCGACCATCTTTATCATGACAAATAGCTTCATCAACAATTTCTGTTATTGCCTGATCACACTCTGGGTGATTTGACATTTCACGATATCGCGTGATGAGTTCGAGTTCATTTCGAACAGAACCTTCTAAATCAACATAGGTACCAAAATGAGCATTTTGGGTGATGGTAACTGCACCATCATCCAATGCTTCAGTAGGTATGGAGAAGGAAGCCTGTTGAGGGTCTTCCTTCTTTACTATGTCTTTTTGCCCGAGTGTGAATCCGAATAGTTTTATTGCCACTTAGTTTCCTTTACATTATGAAAAGAGAGGAGCAAAGGCTCCCCTCTTATTAGACTACTGCGTCCTCTACTGATTCCCACCATTGATAGGTGAGATTGACAGTAAATTCTTCAATAGTATCATTAGATCCCCAATCAACATCGATTGCTGAAATGTCGGTAGGAAATAAACCAATAAAACGATATTTCTTCAGAATATTTCCTGCTTTACCATACTGGCGAACTTCACCGTCTACGCTGTAACCTAAAGCAGTTGCAGCAGCAGGATTACGAACGTTCAAACTGTGACTATTGATGCCGTTCATCCATCTTTCAAAAGCATTACGAATTACGAAATCTTCATCATTGATAATAGTAACTGCCCAGTCAGTAAAGGTTCTGTTTCCAGCAAATTTCAGTTCACGACCGAAGTATTGAACTGGAACTGCACCAATTGTCGAACCTGGCAATTGAGCCGTTTTGCACATAAACGTCATTTTTGTTTGTGCATTTCCTGGCAATGAGAAGGCTGGGAAAGGAAGCGTTACCTCAAATAAATTTGGGCGCGCTCCATCTCCCTGCATCTGAGAGCGGAATTCGTTAATGTTAAAAGCCATTTATTTTTCTCCTATCTCTCTTTATTTATTAAAATTTCCCAACAACTTCTTCAAACGCAACACCTGTTCTAACTGCAACAAAGTTAAGTTGAATGAAGTTGATTGAACGAGCAGGCTTAATATAAATGTCACCAACAAACTCATTGCGATCAACGACTTCGGGAGTGTTATTTGTAGTATCGCAAACTACTCGGAAGTCATAGATGCCTCTGCGTCCTTGTACTTCGCGTAGATATGGTTCAACTAAGTTTACGAATGCAGCACGAGTAAATTCGTCATTGAATTCGAACAGTGATGAACGAGCAGCACGAGCAATCGTTTTTTCTAATACGATGAACAATCTACGAACATTGATTCTATCAAATGCACTTGGGCGATTCAGGAGAGTTTTGTCTCCATAAAGAATTGTACCTTCCCCAGGGAAAGTAACAACTGGATTTACACCCAATTTGTATAGTGCATCTCTTTGTGCTTTTGTAGGATTCCAAGCAAGTTTAACAACATTTTTAATTATGCCACGATTTAGCCCAGCTGGAGAGAACCAAGGATCACGTTCAACATCTGTGCGAACGCAAAGGCCTGCGATATCGCCATTGAGAGGTACCCAACGATATACATCATTATACTTATCGTATTGATATTTCCATCCAGAATCCATAACCGCATAAGATGATTTGGTGTAGCTTTCAACAGTTGATGTAATGTCCGATTGTTCTGATCCAGAATTATTCACTACATCAGAGAATTCTGGAGAAACGAAAACTAAACAATCTTTGCGAGATTCTGCAAGTGCAATCAAGTAATTAGGTACTGTTGTTCCTGTGGTGGCTCCTGCCATAAGCAATGAAACGTCCACCGAATCTGGATTTTCGAATAAATCGAATGCGGCGTTTACTTCTCCTGCATCTGGATGCGCTTCAACACCTCCCTGCAAAACTACATTAAGATTAGCACTTAACTCTTCAAATGCTGGATTTGAAGAGGCGGGTGTTCCCCAATCAGATTTTAAGTGACCGCCCCACCAGAGATATCTCGAACGACTATTAATTACGTCTTTATAGTAATTTGATGACCCGTCTGAATTTTTAGCATCGCTTGCCTTGGAAACATAAGCAAATTTTTCTAGAATTGTATTTGCAGTTCCTGAGAATTTTCCTTTTTCATCAATCACAATGATATGCAATTCATCATCCGCAGATCCTTTGTTAGATGCCCAAGATGAGGTTGCTGGTGCAGAATCGAAAAATCCCGCATATGCCCATCCAGAAAAAGTATTGCCATCGACCATAGAAACGCGAATGCTATTCCCTAATTCTCCTGGGCAT